TCACAGACGGCTTTTCAGGCAGTGGTGAGGTGGCACTCCACTGCGCCTTTTGAATATCGCGATAGCGGTAGTGTTCACAGGACCGCCAAAAGCGTAGCTCGGCGCGTTATCGGGGTCCTGACGCGATGCCAGTCCGCCGGGCTGGGGTGACAGCATCTGCACCACGCCGCCAATCATCATCGAACCGCCCATAAGGCCAATACTCATCGCCGTGCTGCCTGCGATGGCGCCGATGCCCACGGGGCCAAGAGCAAGCGCTCCAACCACCAGCACGGCACCGAGAATGGTCTGCAGCACACCGCCACGTTTGCTGCCGGCAATCACCGGCGCGATGCGGATAACGACGCATCCAGATCCGGGTTGTGGTGCTGCTCAACTCTGCGCCGCCGTCCATCATCTCCCGGCCCGATACATCCGCGACTTCTGCCCGAACCGAAGCAACATCCACCCAGCCGGTTGCAGGCTGTCCGGACGGTAATCGCCCGGTTGCCGGTTTCTGAAGGATTACCCTGTGCCGCAGACGTCCCGCTTTCATAGGCCATAAATCCGGTAGGGTTGAAGGAGTGCTTCAGTAGAGAAAGCCAGCGCAGATGTCGTGCTGCCGGTGCTGACCGTTTCACGGTTGGTGTACCAGTGGGCAATCAGCATCAACATAGCCATTTCGACATCCTCGCCATAAAGCAGCGCGTCTGGATCGGCCATATAAAGCGGATCATCCGCCTTTTCATAAAGCCGGCGGCGGGTCCACGTTTCCACATACCGCGCAGCCGCCTTTATGCTGTTTTCGATCCAGTTGTCGTCCTCTGTAAAATCCGGCTCGATATTGCAGTGGTGCTTAACCTGCTCTTTGGTCAGCATGTGCGCCCCTTATTTGGCCTTGCCCTTTCCTTTCGGCTCAAGGTCTTTTTCCGGATCCGGCTTTTTGCCAGGCTCCTGAGCATAACCGCGCGCAACAAGATCACGACCGTGTTGCTCCAGCGTCTCGAACTCGGTGCCTTCGGTCAGCACGTTGCCTTCAAAGTAGATAGGCTTGATAGCGATCAGCTTCATGGCTGTCTCCTTAACGGAAAAAAGAAAAGCGGCCCGCAGGCCGCCGTTAAAGGTTACGCACCGCCACCCGCAGCCGGCGCAGTGAAGGAACCGTAGATAAACGCCTCAGGGCGCTTCACGGCCAGCGCCAGGCGCTCTTCGCAGCGAATCGAGATCATGTTTTTCTCGAAGTCGTCGGCGTTCTCGGTGGAGATTACAACGTTGGCATCTTCACGATCGAACAGCTGCGCTGCGGCGTTAAACGCACCGGTCAGGAACTTGCCCTGGAATGCCGCGGCCTCGGTCGCGACCACCGGCAGACCCCAGAGTGTCGGGCCGGTCAGCGCCGCCGGGTTCGCCAGGATGTAGCGTCCCAGGGTGTCTTTGGTGAGTTCAATCTTCGCCCAGTCGATGAAATGCAGGACGTGCCCGGAAGCCGGGAAGCGAGCCAGCTGCGCCTGAAGCATTGCGAGACGCAGATCATCAATACCGTTCTGCTGCTCAACGGTGAAAGCAGCAGCGAAAGCGGAGGCCTGCGGCACGATACCTTTCAGATGCGCGCCGGTACCATCACCGAACAGGATCTCCTGTTCTTCCACGTACTTCAGACCGTAACGCATTTCTGCGTCAATCGTGGACTGCAGCTGCGCGAAGTCGTCCAGGATTTGCTTGGACGCTTTGAACATGTGCGCGATGGTGGTGACCGGCGTGATCTGCGTGGCGAACTGGATATCGCTGTACGGCTTGGCGGTACCTTCAGGCACAACTTTTGCCGCATTGGTGAATCCGGTCTGCTGCACCCAGAAGATAGCCGGTGCGGAGGTGCGGCCGGGCGCAATCAGGTCGCGAATGAACAGGCGCTGTTTCGGGGCGGTGTCGATGCCCGGCAGACGCTGCGGCTCCACCACGCCTGTTGCCAGGTCAGTTGAAATCAGCGCAGCGTTCACCGGCACGCTGACGCGCTTACCACCTTCAACACTTGCCGCAAATGCTTTCAGTGCTTCGCTGTTGATGACGGTCTGGCCGACGGTTTCCACCACTTTTGCGGCGTTTGCCAGCGGCATCTGGGCGACCTGCTGTTCGAGCTCACCGAGCGCCGCCTTAAGCGTCTTTTCCGCCTCTTTCAGGGCGTTGAATTCCGACGCCATTTTGTCGACGGTTTCTTTGGTTTCCGCCGACAATTTGCCGGTTTTCTGGGCTTCTTTCAGCGCCTCTTCTGCTTTTGCGTTGAATTTGCCGGTCGCTTCTTCAATACTGGCGCTAACCTTTTTCAGAATCTCGTTTACTTCAGACATAACATCTCCGTATTTACTGGGCAGCCGCTGTCAATCCGCTCAGCGCGGCTTCCAGACGGTCAATGGTTTCTTTATGGATGGTGGCAGCGCTCGGCGTACCGTCAGGACTGGCAGCAGCGCCCGGCGTGCTGCCTGATAAGGCTTTAAGAAGTTTTCGCCGTTCAGAGCGTGGCGTATTCGCTTTCGCCAGCAGCGCATCGAGTTTACGCAGCGCTGCGGCGGGGCTTTCATCGTCGTCAGCGATTTCGTCGGCAGAAAGCAGACTGTCAGCAAAGCCCTTTTCTACGGCTTCGCTGCCGCCGATATAAGTTTCACCGTCCATCATCCTGTCGACGGTTTCCGCGTCGAGACCGCTGCGCGCCTGATAGATATCGCTCATGGCTTTATCAAACGGCGCCATGTCGGCGGCAATCTGCGCCAGGTCGTGACGGTTGCCCATCGCGTAAACCCAGCAGTTATGGATCATCAGGAAAGCGCCGCGGCCAATCTGCACGTCGTCACCCGCCATTGCGATAATCGATGCGGCCGACGCCGCCAGACCCAATACCTTTACAGTGACTTTGCCTTCGTACTCGCGCAGCAGGTTATAAATCGCCAGCCCTTCGAACATGTCGCCGCCGGGGCTGTTGATGTTGACCGTAACGTCTGCGCCATTAAGCGAACGAAGCGCACCGGCGATACGGCTCGCGGTGACGCCCTCCCCTGTTGATGAGAATCGATATCATTACGACAGAAATGATTGCATTTGAAATCATTTGTCGATACTGATTCTCATTTGATGTTGTCATGCACCGATCTGCCGAGCTTCTTACTTGGAGGGCCGCTGTTACCGATGCGTGGGCTAAACACTTTGTTGATATCCCAGCCTGCTTTCAGTCGGTACTCAATCGAGTTGCGTGAAATGCCAAGGTACTCAGCCCATTCACTGAGACACATTGTCTTGCCATGAGCCGTGTAACGTCTGTGCGACTTATTTCTGTGGGTGGCCTTCATCTTTTCACTGCCGCGCTTCTGATTACACAAGGCGCAGCTGGCAACAAGGTTTGACTCAGCGTTATTGGTTTTGCAGTCATCGAGATGATCGACATGCATATCATCCCAGGTAACCATTGTGCCGCACCAATGGCAGCTGAAAGGGCCGTCACCATGGTGTTGGTGGTAGACGACGCGATGCTCATAGGCTCGGTTACTGTTACGGCTTAACGGGTGAGTGGGAGCATTTACCAGCACATAACCACCCGAGTGAATAAGGTTGCCTGGCTTGAGTGTGCTTAACTTTTCTGTCGAGCCATGTCGACGAACCCGCATGTAATGCTTTTCACAATACGGTGTGTTGTTGGCCCTTGTTGGCAATCCACACCCCTCAACGGAACAAGCAGGTCGCAATGCCTTAGCGCCGACGTGCGTGCGCCCTGAATCAATTAATGAATCAGTCATGCTTTCACCTGTAAGGGTCAGTTTCGGTTTAAGCGATCCCGTGCGGTTTTGGCTTTATGGCACTTGAAGCAGATCGCAACCAGATTGCTATCTTCATCGGTGCCGCCGTGTGCTTTGGGTTTGATGTGATCAACGGTAGTGGCAGGGACTGGCCTGCCGTTGCGCAGACACTCCTGGCAGATGTGCCTGTCACGTTTAAGGATGCGGGCGCGGATGATATCCCACTTACTGCCGTAGCCGCGCTGGTGGCGGCCCAGCCCTCGCTGGTGCTGCTGCCAGCCTTCATTACGGTGAGCCTCGCAATAACCCGAACGGTCTGTAGTAGTGCCGGGACATCCGCGCTTGCGGCAAGCTCGAGGGATAGCGGATGGCATAGTGGTAGCTCCAATAAAAAAGCCACCAGCAAAACGGGTGGCTTCATGTTCATGACTGCTAAAGTTAAAGGTTTTTATTTATTCAGAAGCTGTTCAACGTTAATCAGTGCTGGTATGCCGAGGTGATTGCGCAGCTTATCAATCTGAGCAACAGTTTTCGGCCTCTCCGGTTTTGTTTCATATTGATAATAAAATTT